ATGAGAAGATAATGCTTAGAGATAAGAACCCACTTGTTGAGCTTGCATTTGGTAAGGGATATTTATATTCCCCAGCTTTGATGCATCGTATAAGAGGTGACATAAGGGGTAGAAATCCAAAGGAATATTGGAAACGTGATATAAACGGTAACTTCTCTAGAATTGTTGATTATGGTAACTGGCATGATATAGAGTCAGAATTTGACTACTATTTGGACAGGAACCGTTTGAAAAAAGAAGAGAATAAAAAATACGAGTGTGACTAATGGGTTGTTTATCACCATCTGAGAAAAGATTAGAGACAAGAGAGAATCTGAAGAATCTCCAGCGATTATTTAATGGAGAGAAGATACTTGATGTTGACAGTAAAAGTAGATTCATTGGAAGTGTTATAAAAGATACTTACGGTGATGTCAGTGAAAGTTTTGCTAAGACAATGTTTGATGAACTGGTGTTTAACTCTACTTATAAGCCAGCCACTGAAGACTATTTGAATTTTAAGAAAGCTGATTATAGGCGTATAGCAAATGAAATTGAAAAGGAAGCAAAAGCTCTTAGCAATAAAAGGATAAACTGGTTTGAACGTCTGTTTTTTGTAAAACGAGGTACAATGAGTAAGTATACTGTTACTCGTTGGATGAATAAACAGATTAATGGTCAGATAAACTATGAACGTAGCAAATATAGTAACTATGTTAATTGGAACAAGAATATATCTAATATGTTGCGTGAAGAGGTAGTCGATAGGGGAGCCACTAATAGAAACTGGTGGAAGCAATCAGGTGAATTAGAAAAACTTGAAAGACAGTTAAGTGCTGAACTTGCCAATCCTAAGTCAGAAGAGTCTTTTAGCAAAGCTCAATCCATTCGTGACCAAATAGCTGAAATGATGACGACTGAATCTGGCAAAGTTATCTCTGAGTTTATAGAATATATGGAAACAGAGCCAGCTGCAAATGGAAGAAAGTATAGAATTGTTGATGGAAAAAAGGAACTGTTTTCTCCAAGGATTGAATTAGCAGGTAAGGCAGGTAGGGATTTACTTGACGATATGGGTTCTGTCCAAATAAATGGGTTGAAGTATCATAAACAGGTTATGAGGTTGGCTACATTTAATAGTAGAAAGTTATCAGATGCTCAAAAGTCATCAAGACTTGGTAAAAAGTTTTTAAGATTTGAAGATAAAATCGATAAAACAATAAAAGATATTGAAATGGGTATGAAAAGGGGCAATTATTTTCCTCATATAATGATAGAGGGTGTACAGAGCATTGAAAAAGTGATGGAGAAGATGGATGGTGAGAAGACTGTTGATTCTCTTAGAAGAAATGCTGGTACTTATATGGGTGAGGTTAGTGACATAATGGCTCGTATGAGAGACGGCATGGGTCTTACCACTCAGCAGGCTAAGGCTAGGGGATTAAGAGAATACCATCAGTGGGTACATAATCCTTTAGCAGCTATTCGTAAATACTCTCTTGATGCATTGGCTTTTAATAAACATAATAAGCTGAAGACCATTTATTTAAGAGGAATAAAGAGATTACCAAAGGATTCTGAGTCATCACGAGTATTAAAGAATTATATTGATGATGTATTTACATTGTCATCGCATGGATTTAAGGATAGACCAAGCTGGATTAATAAAACTGTTAGAACATTAACTGGGTTTGAGTTCTTATCTAAGATTGGTTTTGGTGTTGCCACTGCAGCTCGTAATATGATGTCGGGGTTATATTATATACAGGGCCTTGGTAATAGAGCTTTCTTTAATTATATAAAAGACTGGAACGCTAATGAAGAGTTGGCTACTAGAATTATAAAACTTGAAAGAGAAGCTGGATTTAGATTTGAAGATGTTGCACAGGAATATGCGTTGGAAGGTTTATTGCCTACTCAAGGAACAAGAGTGTCAGAGATGGACATTAAAATGGATAATAAAGGTAATCCATATTTTGCCTACAAAGATGGTCTTGGTTGGCATAGTTTTGATTCAGGTCTTGCTTGGGCTACAGACAAGGGTGCAATATTCCAGAAGTACACTGAAAATATATTACGTAAACATATGTTTCGTTCTTCATTCTTAACTAAGTGGAAAGAGCTTGAAGTTAGTGGAGTAAAAGATAAGGGAGAGATGCAGAGTATTGCTAAAACTTATGCTCTTGATATGGTGAACAAGTATGCATTTGAATATGCAGCTTCACAGAAAGCTCCAGTTACAGGTGGGACTGCAGGTAATCTTGGTGCAGTTGGTCAAGTTGTTGCGCAGTTCTTTCATTTTCCTTTTTCATTTTTACAATTACAATCTGAGATATTGAAAAAATCAAAAGATGCTGCTATTGCTAGGCAGTGGGATAATCCTGATTTATTAATACCAATGAAGTTTGCTGGTATGTATGCATTTACTCATTTAATGTCAGGTTTAACAAATCTTGATTTTCACAGATTAATAGAAAATGATACAGTTGAAAGAATAAAAGATTTAAAGGCAGTAGCAGATGGTAAAGAAGATGTTAAGGGTAGAGGTTTTGTTGGTCCTGCTGTTGGTGACTTGTTTTTCTTAGCCACGCTTAAAGAATTTATTGAATTACCTGAAAGTGAAGTAACCAATCTTATCTTAGGATACAATAATGCGTATGCTTTAACTGATGTACAAAAGCAACAGAGACTTTTATCCACACTCAATGTCGAGTTATCTAAAGCAGTTCATCGGGGTTACCCGGCTTTACAGACAGGAACCGGCTGGAACTGGTTAATGCATGAGTTTGGATTATATCCACGTTCATGGACTAGAGAGTCAAGAGAAAAATTTCCATTGAAATACCTTGGACTTGAAAAACCAACGAAGAAAAGACGCGGTCGTAAGGTAAGACGTAGAAAAGAAGAAACAGAACTCGATAGATTATACAGGGCAATGGGCATATAGCCCACCACCCTGTTGTATATAAGATTTAGGTGCCGCTTAGAGGGAGATGCCTTAATAACTATTTAAGTGCTATTGAGGTGTTGTTTAGATACCCTTGAGTCCTCACGGATACTCAACACTTGTCAGTTAAGGTAGGACTTATAAATCTCTAGTCTGTATCGTTTCTTATATACTGTTGTTATTAACCCCATTAACCCAGGAGTCAAAACTAAACCTTAATGATACTTCCAGTTTATATATAGTCAATGCCAATGATAAGAATTTATCTGCACGGAATAGACTTACTGTAAATTTGAATGGGAATAACGATATAGTTCCTGTTTCTACCCAATCCTTTTTAAAATAAGCTGCTCCTAAATGTTCACTTCCTATTGCTCTCGTCATTATATCCTCCGTTTTTAAGCCATGTGCATATCATTATTGCATCGGCATTTTTTAGTGTTATTCTTGTCTTTGATTCTTCCTCTGTTTGTTTTACAATTTTGGAAGCATTATCTCTTAGTTGTCTTTTTCTTGATGGTTTATCTTTTGGCAGTTTATATTCCTTCTGCCATTTAGCTGGTAATACTTCTATATATGGGATGCCAGCAAATGATAAGGCAGCTATCCAAGCTCCGTAGTTTGTACCAAATTTAAATGCTGACCTTACTGCATTGTTAGGTTGAGCCCATACTCTTTCAATTGCAACGACTGGTTCGAAGTAACCATCTTTAATAACTTCCCTCATAATCATAACAATGTCTGATATTTCAGGTATGGTTTTTGGACAGTTCATTACCCTCCAGGCATTGATATCTTCTCTGTACATTGCAATTGCCCCATTGAATCCTGGGTCAATCCCTGCGTATAATCTCTTCAATCTTGATTTATACTACTAGCCAAAGCAGCCTCCTCTTGTGTGTAAAAGAATTTACATCTATTACCATTAAATCCACATTCATATTTACCAATCTTACCATATCTCGTTTTAGCAGTTATGATTTCTGAACCGAACCTACTATTTTCTTCAGGGTTAAATGTATATGGATAATATACAAATATGGCCGATTCTGCTGTTTGTTCAATAACACCACTCTCAGCATAATCACTCATAAATGGTCTTGGGTTATATCTCTTTTCTATTTCTCTGTTTAATTGAGATACCAGTATGGCATGACAGTTATGTTCCTTGCAAGCCCACTTATATTGCATAAGTATTTCTTCAATTTCAAAACGTCTGTCTTTATTCTTTAGACTTGCCACCTTTATTAATTGAATATAATCATCAATAACAACGTCAGGCTTATGTCTGCCAATTTCTATTAAAGTATCTTCCAATGTTCTAATATGGTCAACAACAATGCAATTATCATCAGTGTATTTTCCATAACATTTCTGTATAATCTTACCTAAGTGACGTTTTTCTCCATCAGTCAAATCAGAATGTCTTATTTTACTGTATGTAACTGAAGGATGTTCAGGGTATGCTTCCATAGCAAATATTCTTTTGAAAGTTTCTTCACAGGTCATTTCCCTATTAATCATCATCACTTTAGCTCCATCCTCAACTAAACCTCTTAGAATATTGATTGCCAGTACAGACTTTCCATGACCGGGTCTACCACCAACTACAGTAAGTTCTTTCCTGGTCATTCCACCAGCAAATGAATCTAATATTTTATTATTAAATTTAATTATATTGGCTGCAGTTAAAACTGCTTCTTCTGACCTGTCTATTATTTCAGCGATTGGTTTTACTGCTGTTGGTTGTAAGTTTTCTAATTCGTTTATTAAAGCTTTATGTTTTTGTAATACTTCGGATGTTTTGTTGAATTCTTGTGTAGTTACTCCATATAATTTCTGAGCTGATTTAGCAGCTTCTCTTTGAATATATTTCTCCCACACAATCTTAGAGTATTCTTCAATTGATTGAGTTGTTGGTAAGTCCTCTGATAAGCTAGATAACCAGTATGCTGATATCTTTTCTCTACCATACTCGTCTTTAGCAAGAGCAGATACTGTTACTAAGTCAATTGCTTCTCTATTCTTATATAATTTTTCAATTACTTTCCATATCTTCTTATGGTCTTCACTATAAAATGCTTTATCTTCTCTAATCCATCCTTTTGCTTTTTCATATACATCTTTTCCACCTATAAGACAACATCCTATCACTGTACTTTCAGCCATTATGTTCGTTGGCAGTGCAGTTATGTCATCCCAATTAGTTACTTTTGCCATATTTACTCCTCAAATATTGGTATTTGGTTGTTCATTTCTGGTTTATAATTAGTTATTACTAATTCTTCGTGTTCAACTCTATTTTTATGTTTTGAACTGCCAGCATAATAAATTGGAATTGAGTTAACAGTATAATTTTCGTATAGCTGTTTAATGAAATCAACTCCATCATAGGATAACATGAACTTTCCACCTTCAGAGTCTATATTATTGCATAATTCAAGTAGTCTGGAGTGACTGTCATCTTCAAAAGTATGACGGTAATACTCTTTTCTTTTAGTAGCAATCATATAAGGTGGGTCTAAATAAACAAAATCATCATTACCAATTGAATATTTATCAAATAATTTAAATATATCCATGTTTTCCAATATTGAACCATCCAGTTGTTTTCTAGATAATCTTAAGTCTGCTAGCATTGATATTTTCCAACTTTTCTGGCTCATACCAAATGTGCCAAATGCTTGTTTATTGAAAGCATTTTTTATCATGTAGTAATATAATGCGGCGCGCTGATAGTTTGGCAGTTTCTTTCTTTTTAATTTCTTTCGGCACTCCTCTTTTGCCATTTCAAATATGATTCTAGATTTAGGTAACCAAAAGGCTATTTCGGTTAATTTTTCTAGATTTTGAGATACACAAATATACAAATTTATTATATCTCGATCAATGTCATTTAGTATATTCTCGTCTGCTTTTTGCTTCCGGAAGAATACACTAAGACCTCCTGCGAATGGTTCAAAGTACCGCCTGTGGGGCGGCATCATAGGAACTAATACTCTGCTTAATTCGTATTTACCACCCCAATAAGGTATTACTGTAGGACAATCTAGCTTTGAGCCTTTAAAGCCCACGATTTCACTGTTGGATATACTTTGGATTCCCATTTGTGAGTGCTCTCCCAATTTCTATTCATGACATGACTTGCTAAATAAGTAGCTATATTTATTAAGTCCCAATATGTATTCATACTATGACCTGCTAACATACGAGCTACTGCAGCTTCCCCTACATACTCTGGCAACATCTTGATAAACTTTGCTTTATCTGATTTTCTTGCCTTAGTTTCAATAAGAGTTGGGAAATCTTTGTCAAATATATCAAGAGTCTTATCTATTGACCTTTGAACAGCTTTGGCAAAGTTCTCTGGATTTAGATTTTTATTACTAATAAGATGTCTAAAATTGTAATTAGAAATCATATGTCCTATTACCATTCCATTACTGCATATTAACCTAAAACAGCCTGCAATCATATTGACTTGATGTGTTCCGTCATAACTATTCCACATATCAATATGAGGATTTAGATGGTCTTTCTTTGTTATTTTAACATCAACATCGGGAAATGTGAATTTATATTTAGTTCTCGCTCCATTACCAAATTGTCTGACTTCTGTTAATAATCCACCCTTTTCCTTTACTATTGGTTGTGCAATATCAAATATATCTTTATTCTGTACAAGTTTATAATCAGTGGTCATACAACTGAGAACCGATCCGTCGTCTTCTCTAACTATGAACTTATATCCTGTTGAGTCTATTTCTTTATCATCTGTTCCTTCAGGGACTCCTATTGCAGGAACCTCTGTTACAGGAAAGAATGTATGGTCTGGTTTGTAAGTTTTCATTATAACTCCTTTACTGTTATTGGGTTAGTACCCATTATTTTCTTTTCATTTTTCTTAGCGTTTTCAATGTCTCTTGATTCGCTGTTAATCATTTTAATAAGGTAATCAAAACCATATCCTTTTAAATGAAGGTTTCTACCCATAAATCTCTTAATACATCTATAAACATATTCATCACTTATATCCATAATTCTTGTAAGAAATCTTATCTCTTTTTCATCGCTGTTATCATTTGTTCTATTATCTCTTATATATTTACTAACTGTATTGATTGATAGTCTTACTTCAATATGTCTTTTGCTCAATAATTCTGATTTTGATTTATTATGTTCTCTATTTTCTCTGGAACTATGTCCACAAACTGGGCATTTACCTATCATCATTTGGTTTTCCCCGATTCTTTTTGGAATTCATACCATTCACTTTGATATTTCCAAGGCTTTTCAACTATATATACTATTTCGTGAGCACCTTCTACACTATTAACATTATCGCCTATTTTATTATCTGCCATCCAGTGTAAGAATGAACAGTAGTCATCTCTTTCCCACCAAAAGTCAATATCAAATATACTTTTATCTTTCATATTTCTTTTACCTCTGTTTTACCACCCCATCTATGCTTGCCTAGGTAATAATCTCTAAAGTCTGTAAATGCTACATCATATACTATTACAGTGGTTGAACTTGGTGTATGCTCTAAAACTAAGGCTCTCTGCATTTTACCATGTGTAATTATTTTAGTACCTGGATTAACATTCTCTAAAAATTTATATCCACTGGAAGGCTTATGTTTTGGCTTATCTTTTAATGCTTTTTCTACCAGTCGTTTAATCGTTATATTCATCGTTTGGCGACTGGGCATAGTACGTTTCTTTTTTTGTGTCAATATTTTCCTCCCTTTCTCTTTCATTTATTTCTTTTAATATTCTTTTAAAATCATCATTTAACTTTGTCCATATAGCTGATGTATTGTATTCTCCAATTGCTAGATTTCTTACTGTACTTTCTGTTAAACTTAATGATGTTATACAATTCTGAACTTCTGATTTAGTCAGCTTAATTGTAACTGTTTGAAATTTTCTTTTACTCATGTTTTCTCCTATGTTAAGGGACAGGGTAGCTTCCACCCACCATTCACTTCCAACAAGTTTCAGCACACAATATACAATCACCGTTGCATATTAGTACGAGCACTTTAGTCCCTTAAATAATGGGGCGAAAGAGAGAGCCAGAGATAAGATAAACCAGACTCCTTCACCCCGGCACAGAAACTCCGGTTTATCTAGTTTAGAAGGGTACGTCTGAACCTAATTCGTCTTCTGATAGCGGCTTTCCATCTTCCCACGGTAATACTGCAGAAACTTCTATCTTTTCCTTCTCTATTCCTTCTCTGTCAGTGTATTTTGCACTACCAAGTTTAGCAAAAACAGGATTGCCAAGAATGTCACTTTCTTCTACCTGTCCAACTTTAATATTACCATTAGTATCAGCAGATTCAAAATCTGCACCACAGTTGGTAAACCATTCTAAGTAGCGTTTATTTTTCCATTCTTGACCTTCTGCTGGATTTGGATTTAACCATACTCCCTTACTCACATATTCTCTCCCACTCATCCATCCTACATCATGTCCATCAATATTCATTTTCTTTGCTTCATCAGCAATTTTAACTGAAGTATTGAAAACATAACTACCGTTATATTCGTGTGTTCTAAGATTGGTAATATGAGCTGGGTAGACTCCTGGTTTTACTGTCCTTGAGCCTTTGTCAGGAATACTGGAATCTAATTCTAATCCAGTTGGTTTCATCATTTATTCCCCTTTGTTGTACTTGGTTTCGAAGTTGCCATCTTTTCGATTAAGGCATCAACTTTAGTCTTCAAAGAAGTCATATCTTTACTGTAGACGGCTCCTTTTAAACCTTGAAAATAGAACTGAGGGCTAACCCAAGTTTTATCTCCAGTTTTCATAAAGCGTTTTGTGCTTGTACGCCTTGATGCAACTAGTCCTTCTGTTTGAAGCTTCGCAACTTCATCGGTTGTAAGAGCACCTGCATCAATTAATGCCTGTGTATCTTTTTGACTTATTTTAGCCATTTTCTTCTCCTTCATTGTATTCTAATGTGAAAGTATGAAATGATGGATTAATGGTTAGCTGTTCCTTAGATATTCCATTAGTTTTAAATACCATCATTGGTTTACCACTTAAAAGCTTAGTTCCTTTATATGTAACTGACCTAAACTCTTTACCATCGTTTGTACCAACAGTATACTTATTACCTTCTATTAGAATGTTGTCGTTATATGAGCTTTGACTGCTCAATTCTTTTAATCTCATTTACTTGCCTCTTCAACTTCAGCAGTATTAAATAATCTTTCTAATTTAGCTAGAGATGCTTTGTAATTTGATGTAGTAATCTTATAACTCTTTATGCTATCTTTTATAACATCAGACATTCCTACCTCAGCTGCTGCTTTCTCGAGATTAGTAATTTGTTCTTTCGTTAGTGGAGTTTCAGTCTTTTTAGCAGATTGTTGTTTTATTGCATTAGCAACTTCTTCTGCACTAGCAAACTCACTACCCGCATAACCGGCACTTGCTAAAGCTCTACCTATTGCACTGGTTTCACAGTTTTCAACATGAGATGTTTTATTTATGTATCCAGCATTTTCTCTTTCAAAAGCATGACCTGTGAATATTCCTCTATCGGGTAGAGTTAATTTTGCTTTCATTAATACTGTACCATTTACATCTTCTAGCACTTTAGTAGTCAAAGTATATTTACCATCAGTATCGGCATTCATTTCATTTAATCGTTCCACTACTGTTTTATAGTTAGAACCTTTAATATTAACTGGCATATTCTTTCTCCTTTATTTTTGTTCCTTTTATTTGTTCATGACATATTGTTTTCCAATTACAATAATTACATTCCCAACTTTTAAACGGTATACCCTTATCTAACTTTGCTTTTATTTCTGTTTCGTCTTCTATTTCCGTTGCGAATTTCACTGCATCATCCCAGTAATCATGAGCTTCATATATAAATTGTTCAGGAACCTCCTGGTCACGCATAAAACTATCATCCTTTTTATACCATATAAGTCCCATTTCAATATCAAAATAAGATTCTATAGTATTTTCTGTATTACATAATCCTATTGCATATGTAGCTACTTGTAAACCATAATTTCTATGATGAAATGGATTGGCTTTTCTCCCAAATGTTAATTTCCAAGAGTGCATTGCTGCAGTTTTATAATCCCATATCCAAGCTCTGTTTTCACTTTTATGAATCATCGCAACATCAATATGTCCTGTTATAGGCCAATTCTCAAGTTTTACTTCATGTTCTGTCTTTATATTATAATCACCACGGTATATTTTATCTATATAAAACTTAACTGCCTTTTCAAAGTCCTTGTGAACTATTGTACCCAGTCTCATTTTTCTCATACCCTGTTTATCTGGTATATCAGATTCTTCGATATTATGAAACCTATACCATTGTTTTTTTAGACATGAGCCTGCACTTGATGCTGAGAAACGTTCTGGCTGATAGTTCTCCTTTTTATATAATCTACTTTTGTTGTTTAAATACTGAGAATATATGCTTTCTAAATCCATATATTTCCTCCTTTAGATTCCTATAAATATAACAATTGTTAAACTTATAGTCAAGTTAAAAAGTTGTATTGTCCGTTATCGTCTGTCTTTATCAATTTATATTTAGAGTAAATAGTGTCTTTACCCTTAATATTTTCACTTTCTATATTATAACCTTCATATGTTTTTAAGGTATGTATTACTGCTGCTAGTCTTGTAACTCCATACAGAGTAATTGCTTCCATTGAAGTTATACTTTTACCTGACTTCAAGTGATTTAACACTCTTTCCTTTTTAGTCATTTTGTCTCCTTAAATGGGCTCTCAAGGAATTTCTTAAAACCAGAGATTACACTGTCCCAAAATACATTCTCCTGCTTCTTTTTCTTATTATACTTTCTCATGTATTCTCTCATATAAATAGATTTCTTAGACAGATTTTTCTTTTTTGCTGGCATTTGATTGCTCCTTTATTTCACTTGTTATTGTTTCAATCATTAACATTATCTCCCTTGTTGAATGTCTTTCTCTTGCTTCAAGGTTTATAATCTTCTGTTCTATATCATCAACTTTATTAATAAGTTTCAAGATATCTTTCATCATCATTATTTTCGACACTTGTTCATAACTGCCGTTTTCTGATGTTACTCCTGGTACTTCTGACATTACAGTTTCCTTTCAATCATTTTTATTATATCAAATATTTCATTAATTCTATCATTTACAAGTTTATATTCATCTGTTTGTTTGTTCTCTAACATATCAATTCTTTCTGTTAATATATTTATTAAACTTAAAATTTGTTCATACTGAACTTGATGAATATCTTTTGATTCACGCTCCTGCACTGGACGGTGCAAAATTATTATCAATAAGTATCTGATTTAATCTTTTCAAATCATCAAGATTACCGTATTCGCACACATCAATAATTCTTATCATTATTTTATGCCGTTCCAATTCGAATTCCTGAAGTTCTTCAAGTGTAATGCTTTCTTTTGCTTCTTTTAACATAATTTTATTCTCCTTCTAATTCATAATCAGTTATTGTGCCTTGGTGCATCTTAAACCTTTTACCAGACCATAAATCAATTGGTCTTCGATCAGGTTTTTCAAGATGCCAACCCCACCACCATCCATTACCACTTTTTCTGAACAGTTTGTTTCTGTCTTTTATATATTGTGGGTCTCTTTCAGGATGGTCATTACCTTTATACGGCCAACCTGGTTTACATCTCCAATCATAATCTCTACTCGCCATTTGAATCCCCCTCTCTTGTCTGTTTCAATATTTCTATAACTTCATTACTTCTAAATCCATCATCACCTGTTGCGAAATCGACTGCTTCCTTTATTTCTTTTAAATTAAATAACATATCAGTATTATTTGTTATCATAACTGCTCCTTCTTCCTTGTGCAAATGCTTGTTGATCTATATCTTCAACATATGTGTCAAATACTTCAAATGTCTTATAGCATGGTTTACAAACCCATTCGCCTTTAGACATAAAATTTGAACAAATTGTTGTTGGATATATTTTTTCACAATATGGACATTTAAAATCATTCATCATCTTCCTCCTGTATCCAACATTCTGCTTTAATACAGTATTTATGACCCATTGGGCATTTACCTGTAATTTGTGAATACTGTATAATTACAATGTTTTTTATTGTTTTATTTATATCATCTGTTAGCTTATTAACAAATAAATCTGGATTAATATCTTTTCCACCCTTTGCCATCAGAAATCCATTTCATTATATCTGTCAGCAGTTGTTGGTTCTGGTGGATAAAATTCATTACAGAAATCTTCATATACTTTATCAGCTACAACCTTTTTAAATGATTCACTTTCCACATTTGCATGATATGAATAACATTCTAATGCTTCAACTACAATTTGGTGGAGATTCCTTTTTGATTTCATGTTCTGACTCCTTTTTATGTTCTGTTTCTTTATTGTATCCTACAATTTTCTTTATTTCTTCCATTTCTGCACTAACTGAATCTTTATGCTTCTGTGGAAGATTTTCATATAATTCTATAACATCTATAATTTCTTTTACTTGCCCCATAGTTCTTTCCTTTTTCCTTCCCTGTATAGTTCGCTTAATACTACCCATAATATAAATGCTGCAATTGCTATCATTAACATTGATAACGCAAATACAAATAAATGTATCACTAACTCTGCTAAGCACATCATAATATTCTCCTTTTCTGTTTGAATTTATTGAGGATAGAGCCATAACAAGTAACCACATACCATATTTATACTCTGGCAATGCCTATCCTCAAATAATGAGTCACTGGAAGAGCACGGTCATTATCCCCCATTAATCGTAATTACTGGTGCAATCGACTCATCTTAACTTTAATTTCTTAAATAATCTATAAATCCAGAACTCATTACAGTACTTATCCATTACATTGTACACTAAATGCTGTCTTATACGAGCCTGTTTTTCAATATTATTTTCTGTCAGATGATTTATTATTGCTATCATCGTACATCCTCCATTTCGCTCTAAGTATTTCTCTAACTATTAAAATTCCTGCATATACTGATAATAAAGCCATAAATAATAATAATAATGGTGGCATATTATACCTCCTTGTTATTTTCTTGTGTTGACCATGCAGCCTCTTCATGTACTCTGTATAATGGAAATGCTTCTAATAAATATTCCATATCAGATCTATTACTTGGCTCTGAATTTTCCATATTATATAAAACAGATTCTTCATCTTCATATTTTTTCAGTTGTCTAACAGCAATTACTAGAGCTTGTGATAAAATATATTGTCCTCTAATGCTATTAGCAAACTCAGCTGCTTCATCTGTATTAATAATTCTTTTTCCCTTAACTTTCAAAATCTTCCTCCTTAACAAATAAATGTTCTACTAACTGTTCCTTATGATTAGCAAAGATATGGTCAAATATTCTTATATCTTTGGTCATAAGCATTTCACAAAATGGACATTTCTCTCCATTTCCTATTGGTAACATTCCCATTATCATAATTTCTCCTTTCTAATTAAATCTTAAGATAATTGTTTTCCAGCAGGGCATTGAATATTCTCTTTAGCTTCCCCTTGTTTTCCAATCCTAAGATTAAATTTATGAGCTGACAACGCCCTCATAGGAGCTATACAGTACTGTACCAGGTTGCGAACCATGAAGTCAGCCCATTCAAGAAGACAATATAGTTGGTGCCCCTGCGATATTATTCCAACATTTATGCGTACGCTATAGGTGCTGTTTGTCTTCTTAATAAATGATGCCCTGCCTACTCACCTGTGGAAGGGAGGAGGTTACAATATCAGTTTTCAGCAGGACTGCGTTAGTTCAAGAACCAAGCACTGTTTAATTGTTTATAAAATACATCCTTTATACCACTATCTTGCTTTGCCATAAATTTTGCATCTTCCTCCAATGATTTAATTAATGCTTTCTTTGGTATTCTCCACAATGTACTTCTTGAATACGTTGCATTAACTCTCCACACTAACTCAACCAATTGAAATTTTCTCTTAAATGGACATACTTTATATGTTAAGAAAAACCATATTGACTCTGATTTCCATTTTCTGTCGAGCTCTGTTGCTATAATTAATGCTAAACCTAAGATTAATGTAGTGAAAAGCATTAAAAATAATGATTCAATCATCTATCTTCTACTCCTCTCATAAACATTGCTGAATCTCTGAACTTATTGACTCTTTTATTAACTATATATTCAGTACAGTCAAGAGTTTTATGTCTATCAGCAGTTATTATTCGTTTCGTTTTTTCTTTCACTTCACCATCCTCAACAGTGATATATCTACGACAGTCTTGACAAAAACATTCAGGGCCATGGAATACTCCTATTGGTGGAGGTATCCCGCCTTCTTTCTGTCCCTTAATAGTTTGTTTTTGGGCAATTCCTACCGTTTGCTCTAAAGATGTCTTCATATCACTGTTCCTCCCCACTTAATTATTCTGTTTCAGTATTATAGAATCCTCCACGCCATAAGAACCATTGCTTTTGTCCTGTTGCGGTGCTATCCTCTATTACTCCCCTAGCATATATCTTTGCTTCAGCTAGTGTTGAGCATCTTTCCACTGAAACAATTAAATACTCACTTGGACTGTACACATCAATTTCTTCTTCTATTATTGGCTCATACTCAATCATTATCTTTGATGAATCAACCGAGTTCCAGTTATTTACTACTGTTGCCAATACACCAGCAAGTATTACAAATCCTAAATTTGGTAGTATCTTTACAAATTCCATAACTTCCTCTCCTTCGCTATTGATAAAGTTAATATTAATGCTATTGCAAATAATGACCAATATATTCTTGACATTGAATCAATTACATGGCCATTGAACATCAGATATTCGATTACTTGATTGTTTCCTTCACTGCCGCTTCCCACAATCCAAGTTTCAAACATTTCGATACCTTTTGTTTCATCAATCATTAATCACTCCACTCATAATAATCACTCATTCTACCAGTATATTTAATGCGACAGGTATCCATTACTATGACAGGATACTTACCTGGTATTATCTCAGAAATCTTATCTTTATACTTTTCACATATTTCCTTAATGTTGAGTGATTCCAATCTCCAATACTCGTTCTCTTTAAGTTTTGGTCTTTTCTTCATTATACACATCCCTTCAAATATCTTTCTGGCTTTATCAGTACAGGATATTCATTCCTTTTTGCACTGTTCTTAAATCTAGTGGCAGCGATTCTATTATTTCTGCGCTTACGCCACTCTTTGTCGGTCATATTCTTTTTATGATGTTTTGTTCTAGACATTACATCAACCTCTTACGAATCTTTTGAGTTCACTGGGTATACCATCCCAATTACTTTCAAATTTATCCTTGGCAGCTTGCAACGCCATCTCCAAACAATATGTACGCCAGTCTTTGTTCATTAGTAAGGCAGCCATCTTATGCATAAATAATGGTGCATCATTGGGATAATTTTGATCCATTCCCTGTTTATGCCAACATACGCAACAATCATCGTGATGTGTATCATGTTCACAATTTTCCATTAGTCTTCCTCCGCTAATATTACTCTAGAACTCTTACCTCTTGCTGTATAGTCTGTCTCGCGACCCTTCTGATTGAGGTATTTATGTTCAACATCGTAATCATTAAGATTATTACCAGCATCATACACTCCTTGTAAATAACCAGTAATTCTATCAATTCCTTGCTCTGGCGTACCCTTATGATACATCCTTCTTTGCTTACCAGTCAATTTATTTGTAATTGTAACTATGTTCATCTCTGAACTCCTTCCACTGTTAAATTGTTAAATATTGATGGTTCAGCTTATATTGAAAACTCTTCATCTTCGGATAAAGTATCAGTATAATTCAAGTTTCCAGCCAACTAGTGACCACTCTACGTCTAGAGTTATAAGCTGATTAAATGTTTATGACCATGTTATTAAATAAATGGTACATATATAAGATAATAATGAGTACGTACACTTATATCGTTTATCTATTGTGTATATGTGTGTACTGTGTGTGTACAAAAGGGAGCACGGTATACATATATGCTCCCCTTTGCTGATGATGGCAACTCTAGAACTGTACTGCGCCTGGGCCTTGAACTACAAAGCGTAGGTTAGTTGCTATGCGATTATACACACGTGCATCAGACCTATCCATGAATGCTGCTCTAGTTCTGAGTACTGCGGATTTAACATTAGCTTCCCTCTTAATCTCAGATATAGACTTATCATTGAGACTATCAAGCCATGCTTCTACCTTATCCTCTTCAGCCTTCGCTACGAGTGCTGACTCCATTGCACTGACTTCTGCTTCAGTGAAGCCTTGAGCCAATAGTTGCTTTCGTTTTTCTGGGTCCATGGGACCTCCTTTCTTGTTAGAATTAATAACAACATAAATTTATAAAAATGAAAAATAACGGTTTTCTATATATAGGAAATCCCCCCGATAGGGGGTATAAGCGATAATAACGTTGCATATCAAAATAGTACAAATTTTCACGAAAACACTATATATAGGGTATACTACTGCTGCTGTACTGTTATACTATTATTATATATAATATATATATAGTAAATTAAAATAATACAATCAGGTAAAAAGTCAAGTAAAAAATAATGCTTGATATAACTTGGTCAAATTATTAGATTGGAGATGAGATGGCAAAGGCTATCAATGAATTGGCTCAATTAGAACTCAGTGAACAAATCGAGGTTCTATCGTCACTATCAAACAATAAAACGATAATCGAGATTGACGGTATAATGTACCCCATACAACAGAAGGTTTTTGACCTCATTGAGTCATTAAATAGTGAACTACTCGAATTAAAGGAGCAACCTTTTGGATTATCGGAAAATAAAGAAGGTTAGGCATTATGTATATGATAACATTGAAGAATTCAGCATTTCAAACCCAGATGTCGAGGTATATGAAGATTGGCGTACCGCTAATGAGGGTGATTGGGTTCATTCTGATGATGGTCGTATTGTCCAGTTACTCAGGGTAAAAAATGGAATCAAACACCCAAATGATAGAAAAAATTACAAGTTTGCCAAAGGTTACGTACGGACAGTCGTCGGCACGTTCCTTAAGCGCAAAACAACTACAATGGACACGGACTTTTCTCAACACGCCAATAGATATACGTTTTCAAAAACAATAAAAAACCCCGCTGACCGCGTTTATAAACGTGAAAAACCAACAAATAAGGAGAAAATTTTCGCAACAAATGTTGCGGTGGGGATGGGTCCTGTTAAGGCGTATATGGATGCCTTCAATGAGGACAAGGAAGACACAGCAAAGAGAAAAGCTGCTATACTACTAAAACAAAGAAGGGTAATTAGAGAAGTGGAAAAAAGTGTAATGGATGTTGCCAAGGAGCTGGGGATTGACCATACATATGTACTACAGTCATTGAAACTATTAGCTGAAAGTACTGATGATGAGAATATTGCATTGCAGTCGCTAAAGGAGATGGGTAAGGCAATTGGAACACTGAGCGGCGGTGTAAAGAAGATTGAAACGGGTGTAATGGGTCTATTTAAGGGCTTTTCACCTGAACAATTGGACGGTGCCGATACCAGAAACTTACTAAAGGAGAAAACAAATGATATGTCCGAGTTGCACGAGTCACCTGGTGATAAAGTACGGAAAGAAGATACAAAAGTCGGGGACGAAGCAGGAGTATAAGTGTAAATCATGCGCCCGTAGATTTTCAACCCCAAGAGAGTCAGTCGTCATTGAAAAGACTGAAAACATTGAACCGGGTCGAATATTTGCAGAAGAGTTCAATGATACAATACGAATCCATGCATTAACTGATATACACGTTGGTGCTGTTGAACACGATTTCAGTAAGTTCGATGAAGCAATCGAATCAATTAAAAAGGATGATGATGCCCGTTGGTTTGCTAATGGTGATATCCTTGAACTGATACCTCCCAACTATAAAATAAATCAGCGTGGACAAAACATACCACCAGAAGACCAGTACATGGAATTTGTTGAGAGGGTTGAACCAATACGTGATAAATGCTTATTTATTCGTGGTGGAAATCATGATTATTTGCGTAGTTTCAATATACTTGATTTTGATGTTTGCAAGGTAATGGCAAAGGAACTGAGTGTTCCGTATTATAGATTACCAGGATATTCAAAGATTTCAGTAAAGGGAAAGGATTGGTATTTGGTCAGTGGTCATGGAAAGTCAGGGGCAAAAAACGGCGATTTGGAACTTGATAAGATGGCAGCAGTCTATCCCTGGGGAGATGTATTCTTTCTTGGGCACAATCACCAATTATATGCAAAACCTGTGGATTCAATTGTTGTTGATGACTGCGAAGAGGAAACTTTACGCCGCAGATGGTACATACGTGGTGGTTCTTTTCTACGTTATGCAGACTATGCAAGGTATTCGTTCTATCAACTTGTTAGGACTGGATGGGTAACAATTGAATTTTCAGATAATAGAATCAGATGTTGGGAAAACTAATATGAAAATTGAAATGGGTAAACTTGTATCCAATGTTACAATTATAAAAGATGGTGTTGATTTAAAAGAAAGATTTGTTGATGTTTTCGAGAATCATCCTCTTACTTATGATTGGTCAGATGGTGTGAAGAAAATGATATCAATGAAGTTATATGATGAGGTTATGAAGGATGCTAGTAAGTGATTCCGTAAGAATAGTTGAACGCAAATCTCTTGAGAAGATACGAATCGAGACTCCATATGGGGTTATTGAATCTGATTCTGGTAATCATTTTGTTGATATAGGGACAATAGTTCTTATTATACTTGTTTGTGCAATATTGAAATTCAAAGGGGCATTATTACTAAAAAAAATGTTTAAGAAATAATGGATATAGGTCTATTAAATGAACTTGGATATATTGAGGTAATTGAAATATCAATTTGGTTAGGTCTAATGTATTATGGAAAATGTTGGATAGACAATAAGTTTAAATAGAAGTGAACATTAATACTCAAAATGTAAGCGAAGCTGAGAGTGTTCTACAACTAGCCAAGAATGACCTGATATCATTCGGTAAATTGTTCCTATCACAGGACTTCATGCGTAGTGAGACTCCTGCATTTCACTATGAAGTAGCTGATTGTATTGATAATAAGAAGGTTCGACAACTGGCAGTAATTCTACCTCGTGGACATGGAAAAACTGTATTAACCAAAGCAGGAATCCTTAAAGACTTCCTTTTTTGTCCAGAAGATGACCATTTATTCTATGCTTGGGTTTCAGCTACTTATAAACTATCAGTTGGTAACATGGATTATATTAAACACCATTTGACTCATAATGAAAAAATACTGTATTATTTTGGTACAATGAAGGGTAATAAGTGGACTGAGGAAGATATAGAGCTAAATAATGGTTGTAAATTAATTTCAAAATCTAATGTTGCAGGAATACGTGGTGGTAGTAAATTACACAAGAGATACGATTTAATTATACTGGATGACTTCGAACATGAAGCCAATACTATCACAAAGGATGCACGTGATAAGAACGCGAATCTTGTTACTGCTGTTGTTTTTCCTGCCCTCGAGCCACATACTGGGCGTTTACGAATTAATGGCACTCCTGTACACTATGATTCTTTTATCAATAATCTACTTACTAGTTATTATAAGGCGAAAAAGGATGGGAAATCAGACGAATTTGCCTGGAAGGTAATGACATATAAGGCTCGTAATGAAAGTGGTTCACTTCTTTGGCCGAGCTTTTTTACAGAAGAAGTTCTTGAACAACGCAAGAAGTTTTACATTGACTCTGGTCAACCAGCTAAATACTGGCAGGAATACTTCATGGAGGTACAGAGTGAAGAAGATGCAATATGGATTCGTGATGATATAAAGTATTGGACTGGTTATTATCACTATGAAGACAATCAGGGCCATTTGATAATTAATGGGGAACAAGTGCCAGTTAATACGTTTATAGGATGTGACCCAGCAACAGATATTGATACAAAAGAATCAGACTTTTCGGTGATAATGGTTGTTGCAATTGACCCTGATAACAATGCTTATGTAGTCGAGTATGAAAGACATCGAAGTATTCCAACGATTGGGGGTAAGTCATTGGATGGTTCTATAAGAGGTAAGAAGGGTGTCGTTGATTATATCATGGATTTATATGATAAATACCATTGCAACTCAGCGACTGTTGAAGACGTTGCCATGAACCGTAGTATATTTCAGGCCCTGAACGAAGAAAGAAGATTGAGAAATAAGTTCAATGTATCAGTTATACCACAAAAACCTGGGGGAACAAACAAGAGAAATCGAATCTATAGTGGATTGTCTGCTCGTTTCAGTATGAAAACAATACATTTAAATGAAAATATGTTTGATTTAGTTACAGAAGTGCTTACTTTCGGACCCAGAATGGCTCATGACGATACAATTGAGACCCTTTACTATGCTTTATTGCACGCATTCCCACCTGGGATGCATAAAGACGATAAGGGTAAATTTGTTGTGAGAAAAAGAAAACAAGCAAAAAGTTGGGTAGTAGCATAATGAGTGACGTTCTTTTCAGCGAAAAAGGAATTGCCATATTACCTCATAAGATGGGGGAGGAGTTGAAAGAGGTTAGTGCCTTGGACGACTTTGGTAAAAATGTTCTTGGATTTGGTGTTGATGAATATAATGAATCAATCGGTTCCAATGAAACCCCGTCAGATTTGCCTTGGTCATCGACTGAGATGATTAATAAGTATAGAAGGCTTATACTTGACAGATTGATGTCTGTTCCTCCAAAGAGTACATTGTATGGTACTAGAGGACAGGCTTTAATGCGCAGTAGGCAACTCTACAATGAGGGAGAAGTCGGACAGCCTTCAGGTTTTTAGGAGGTCTAAATGGCAAGAAAAAATAAGGGGGCAGTAAATAAACAACTTTGGGATAGAGCTAATAGCACCCACCGTCGTAAATGGCAGTTTACAAGTCAAAAAGGATTTGATTTTTACCTCGATGAGCAACTCACAAAAGATGAATCTGATGTTCTAAAAGAATCCGGCATGCCGAGTTTCACGATTAATAGGGTACTGCCTATTGTCGAGATAATGAAATATTTTGTTACAGCACAGAATCCAAGATGGAAAGCTGTGGGAGTAACTGGTGACGATGCTGACATTGCTCAAGTCCATTCCGATATATCAGAATACTGTTGGTATCTATCAAATGGTAAATCTTTATATAGTCAGGTAATTCTTGATTCTCTAACAAAGGGAGTTGGGTACTTCCTGGTTGATGTTGACCAGGATATGGATATCGGTAAGGGTGAAGTTGTATTCAAGAGAATTGAGCCATACGATGTTTTTGTTGACCCAATGAGCCGTGACTTTCTATTCAGGGATGCAGGTTTTATAACTATCCGCAAAAATGTAACCCGCACTCAGTTAAAGAATCTGTTCCCTGAATTTAATAGAAAGATACAAAAAGCAAGTTCTGGTTCCGGTTCTGGAATCACAGAGACTCTTTCATTGAGAGATAGGGATGAATCAAAGATTATACAGCAGGAAGATATCAGTCTTGGTATTGGTGCTGATGGTGAGGATGATGATATAATTGCATATTATGAAACCTACCAAAAGATAAAGAAGCCATTCATCAATGCATATATTAAATCACCTCCTGATGAAGTTGAAATGCGTGAGATTCAAAAGGCAATTGATGTCGAGATAAAAGAATTTGCTGCTGAGATGTCAGTTCAACTTGAAGAGAAGAAGTTACAGATTCAAAATGCACTACAATCAGGTGAGATTATTCCCGATAGAGCTCAGTTGGAACTTGAAAAAGCCGAGAAAGAAACACAAGAGTCTATTGAACGTCAGAAACAGATTTTAATATCACAGGCTGAAGAGATACGTTCCAAGATTGAGCAGACAATAATTCCAGAGGATGACTTCAAAGAATTAATGAAGGAACCTGAATTTGCAAGTAAGGTGGTTGATTCAGTTAAGTTCTATGAGAATCGAATTGACCTTGTATGCAGTGTTGGTGAGGACACCTTTTTATACGAATATGAACTTCCAGTAAATGAGTATCCGATAATACCAATACCATATATTTATACTGGAACACCATATCCAATGTCAGCCGTGGCTCCTCTAATTGGTAAGCAACAGGAAATCAACAAGGCTCACCAGATTATGATTCACAATGCTAATCTTGCATCAAATCTTAGATGGTTATACGAAGAAGGTTCCGTTGATGAAGAAGAATGGGAGAGATACTCATCATCCCCTGGTGCATTATTAAAGTATCGTCAGGGATTTAATCCTCCAACTCCAGTATTACCAGCAGCCATCAATAATGCATTTTATACAATAACTCAGGAAGGTAAATCTGATTCTGAGTATATATCTGGTGTACCATCTGCAATGATGGGATTCACTCAAGACCAACCAGAGACTTATCGAGGTCTTCTTGCTAATGATGAATTTGGTACGAGAAGATTAAAGGCATGGATGGGTAGTATTGTTGAACCCGCTCTTGAACAACTCGGTAAATGCTTTCAAATGGTATCACAAAATCACTATACAATTGATAAGATATTCAGACTTGTGCAACCTGAAGCTGGTCAAAAAGAAGGTGGAGAAGAGAAAGAGACAAGAATTAATATACCGATTTACAATGATTATGGTGAAGCAGTCGGCAAATGGAATGACTATGCATCAGGGAAGTTTGATGTACGAATTGTAGCTGGTGCAACGATGCCATTAAATAGATGGGCATTACTTGAGGAATATTTCAGGTGGTTCCAGGCTGGTCTCATTGATGACATTGCCATGATTGGTGAAACCGATATAAGAAATAAAGAAAGAATTATTGAGCGTAAGTCTCTATATGCACAATTGCAATCACAACTGCAACAAATGGAAGAAGCAGTAAAAGACAAGGATGGAACAATAGAGACTTTGAGTAGACAACTAGTACAGGCTGGTATAAAAGACAAGGTAAGAACTGGTGAATCTGAAGTAAGAAAAGATGTACTGCAGACAGAAGCTCAACAAAAACTTCTTAGGGGACTGCTCAAGGGTGAGTATGATACCGCTAAGAAAGACCTAAAGCGTGAAATAAAATCCGCTGTAGATAATGCAAAACAAACTGTTGGAAAATAGTGAAAGTGTTTTGTAAATTAATCCAAATGAAAAGGAGTTCATAATATGGAAGAACAAGCAGGCAACGCTTTGAATGACATTGATTTCAATCAAGCCCCCGAAGCAGAGCTTCCAGCCAGCGACAGTAAATCAAGTGAAGATTTTTTCGAGGCACTTGATAGAAGTGTTAATGGCGTAATACAAGATGAGGTTCAGACAACTTCTGCTCCACAGCAGGACCCTGACCCACAAATAAGTCAGGAGGACTTAGGTTCTCTTGAAAAAAGATATTCGGATTCAAGTCGAGAAGCAAAGCGGCTAAACTCCCGCTTGAAGGAACTTGAGCCATATCTTCCAGTCCTCGATGCAATGAGAGAAGACCCCAATTTAATTTCTCATGTGAGGAATTATTTTGAGGGTGGCGGTCAAGCCCCGGAAAGTATGAAGGATAAGTTCGAGCTAGATGAAGATTTCGTGTTCGACCCTGATGAGGCTATGTCTGACACAGGTTCTGACTCTGCTAAAGTTCTGAACGCTACGATTGATGGTGTTGTTCAACGAAGGTTGAATGAAACTCTTTCAAGGCAGCAAATGGAGAACCGTCGTCTCAGTGATGAAGCGTCATTTCGTGCTTCGCATGATTTAACGCATGACCAATGGGAAGACTTTACAAAGTTTGCCAAAAACAAAACTTTAGAACTGGAAGATATTCTCTATTTAAAAAATAGGGAAACTCGTGAACAAAACATAGCAAAGGAAGCAAGTAAAGGTGTGGCAGCTCATATGAGAGATACTCAGAGTCGCCCACGTTCACTAGCTACATCAGGTAGCGCACAAGTCGATAAGTCAGCAGACGATCAAATCTTTGATTCTATCCTAGGTTCAGACCGTGAGTTTGATAACATCTTCGGACAATAATGTTCGGAGATTAACTTAGGTAAAAGATAGGAGTTAAACATGGCTGATGTATTTGGTTTAAGTACATATAGTGATGTTGCTACTTGGTCTGATGGAACCAGTAAAGATACTGGTGACTTAAGGCGACGATATAATTTCGGAGATAGGGTTTCTGAACTAGCAATAGCTCAGGATCCATTTTTTCGTTTTGTATCTAAAGTAGCAAAGAGACCTACTGATGACCCTGAATTCAAGTTCACAGAACGCAGACCCTCTTACCATAAACGATACGCATATGTATCCGGATGGATTGATAATAATGACGTAGATAATCTCGGTGGAACAACTGATGATGCCGACTTAGTAGCCTATAATGATGGTGGAGCCCCTGACTCAATGTCAACTGGCGACACTGTTAAGGTTTATATGTCAACTGATTATAAATCATCTGGTAATGTGCAATCCATTTATGGGCAATCGCAGAATAAGGTTGATGTTGGCGCAAGCGGTACAAGACCGACATTCTTTCTACCCGACCAGGTAGTTAGAATTCCGTTGTCAAGTACCGGTGCTGGTGGCGACGCAGGCAGTGAGATTCTGATACGTGTAAAAAGCGTAGAGACAGAATCAGATTCACTGTCTAAAGACAGCCGTGAATGTGTTTTGATAGAAGGTGAAGTAATTAAATCCGCTGCAAGTGGCTATAATTACTTAGCTGGGTGGACAAGCGATGATGTTGGTTGGGGTGGTTCATCTAATGATGCCACTGTCCACGATCAAAGCATTGCAAGTGCTCTTGAATCAAGACGTTCTCATGTAGTAGGTAGTGCTCATGGCCAAGGTACTGGTTATCCGGAGACCTGGAAAGACCAACCCTTTACAACGGGTTTTGGACTTACACAGATTTTCAAAACCACCATGGCAATGAATAATACGACTCGTGCGACGGTTCTGAAATATGAACCAAACGAGTTCGCGAGAATATGGCGTGAAAAACTGATTGAACATAAGTGGGATATCGAACAAGCAATGCTTTTCGGTTCTCAAGGTTCAGTTAGCAGCGTTCAATATACACAGGGTGCAATTGATTTCATTTCCAGTTATGGTAATGTTTTCAGTTTGACGTTGGCAAGTAAAACTCAGGATGACTTTCTTGATGACTTGTCGAACTTCCTTGACCCGCGTTATAATAACGCAAATGCGACAGTATTCTTCTGTGATACGCAAACATATAACTGGTTGCATAAACTCAGTGGATATTTTGCAAACAATATCGGTATGGTTGACCCAGGAGCTTCTAGCCCTGATTCAGCTGGACAATCATATGGTCGTTTTGACTTTTCCAGAGGCGGTAAACAGAATATGTTTGGCGTGGCTGTGAATGTCATTTCAACACCTTATGGTGACATGAGAGTTGTTCGCAATGTTCACTTAGATAAAAGTCCTATTAAACTATTAGCAATCAATATGAGGCATTGCGCTATGCGGCCTCTGGTTGGTAATGGTATTAATCGTGACACTGCAATCTATGTTGGCGTTCAAACGCTTGAAAACAGTGGCGTTGACCGTAGAGTCGACTTAATCCAAAGTGAAATAGGTATGGAATGGCAGATGCCAGAAGCCCATGCTTATTGGTCGTAGGAGGTTAGATTATGGCTAATCCTTTATATGGACAAAATAAGTTCGATGATAAACTGGATGTTAAAGGCAGACTAAACAAAAGTGGTGGAATACCAGTACAAGATAGTAGTGGTATTGCTCCTCTAGGTGGATATATAATTCCTCCGTTTGCAAAATCATCCTATGGTTATAATGGCGCTGTATCTGCTGAAGGTGGATTTGATTTTGCTGATGCCGATCCATATTCTGAGTCTTCAACACAACTATTTCCTTTAGGTAGTACACTAAACTTAGGAGATAGAGTGTTTAAGTATGCTCAGATGAATGGAGCAGTTACTGCTGGTAAAGTACTTCAACAAAAAGCAAGTCTTATAGCAAATCACAGTCAAATGACTGCGACTGCTGCTGTAGCTGCTGATTCAGATGCGACTACCACAGATATATCTGTTGAAACTCAAGGCGATACAGATATAACAGCTAATCAATACCAAGATGGTTATCTTCATGTAAATGATGCTGCTGGTGAAGGACAATCCTGGCGGATTAAATCTCATCCAGCTCATGACCATAGTGATGACCCATCTATTGTTATTACAGTTTATGGTGGAGTAGCAACAGCGTTAACTACATCTTCAGAGTTAACATTATCTCAAAACGTCTATAAAGATGTTATTGTGGCTCCTACTGCAGAAACAGGTTCTGTAATTGGAGTAACTAACATTGACATGACTGATGATTACTATGGATGGGTGCAAGTGAGAGGGCCAAAAGCAGTACTTGCTAGTGGCACTATTGTACTTGGTCAAAAAGTAACTCGTAGTGGTGGCACTGCAGGTGCATGTCTTGTTGGAGCTGATGATGTATTGATGCCTATAGGTCAATCTATGGTTAGTACTTTAGTAAGTGGTGAGTATGCCTTAATTGACTTAAATATAGCTTAATCTTAAATTCGAGAGGTAATAGCTCGATATAGAGATAAATTGGGAGGCCGGTAATGCTAGGTTTGACCTCCTTTTTCCTAGTGTAACTGGCCTCCTTATTACAGAGGTAAAGATTTGATATGGCAACAAGCGAAATAGCAAGTGATATACAAAATATAACAGGAGTCGGCACTGCTGACACTGGGTTCATAGAGTCTGCTCAGAGGTTCGTGGTTTCCAGTGTACCAAAAGAATTATTGAGATGGGCTGCTTCTGAAACAGTTCCTGCAACACATGGTGGGGATAATGACCCTCAACAAGTTACGATGCCAACAGGTACAGATAGTGTTATATCAGTAAGAAGGGATTCATATGTTGCTCAAGAAGTTGGAATTCAAGACAGGGGATTTATTGGTAGTAGTGCAAGTCTTAAAAAGGCTACAAATACTTTTCCAAAATATTTTATAGCTGATGCAAATAGAATTATTGTAAAACCAGACCCTGATAGTACATATAAAATTTATGTAACATATGTAAATTATTCTAATATAGACGATGATTCAGATTTAAGAAATGCGGTTGTATACCATTCAATATCAAAAGAATATGGTAGATTGGCGTCAGGTAAAATATCTGATATTGTTTTAAGTCCTTCTCCTGTATCTCCTGATGCTCCATCTTTTACAACTCCTGATATTTCTAGTGTAGTATTAAATAATTTAGGAACTCCACCAACATATACTGCTCCATCTTTAGATGCTTCAAGCGATCAAATTACTGAAATGGAAGCTGGGACATTAGGTAGTTCAGAAACAGATACAGAACAATGGTTTAATATAGCTGGTCAATATATTGAAGACCAAGAAGATTTTGAATTAGCAGGGGCTCAAATACAAAAGATTTCTACTTATATACAAGCATACTCAGGAGCTATGCAAAATCAATTAAATAAATTCAATGATGATAATACAGAATACCAAGCAAAACTACAGGAAGCTGTACGACAAGCAGATATAAATGCGACAGAGGCTCAGCAGGAAGCAAATCTTAAACTACAAAAGGAAACTCAGGAATACTCATCGAAGTTACAATTACTTCAAGCTGAGGTATCAAGATATCAGAATGAGATAAATGCTCAAATACAGAATGTTACATCATTACTTCAAAATGCCGCATTTTATTCCGCTGAATCAAAAAAGTATTACGAGTGGGCAGTTGCTGAGGTAAGTTTATATATAAAAAATAATAGTAAAATGATTAATAAAACATTAGCGGCTCAAGCGGCCTCGGGAAGATAATTGGTAAAATATGGCAGCAAATAGAGCAACAGTGAGTGTATCAGCATCATTATTACCTGACAATATAAAAGCAACTATTGGAGGTACTACCGTTTATGATTTAAATGATGTTGGAGATAATAATAAATGGATACATTGGAGAGGTCAAACAGATGGCACTACTGCTAGGGATTTGGTTAATACAAATGATGTACAATATCTTAATCAAACTGTAGATTATGATGATACATTAGCTGAGGTTGATGAAGACAATGATGATGTTGTATTTATTTTAATTAAAAATGATGCAACCACTGATGGCAGTACATCAAGTACTGCTAACTTATATGTTGGTATGAGTGGAGGGAACTTAGCAGTTGGTTCAGGTACTATTGTTATTGAGCCAAATGAGGTTTGGTTTGCTAGGTTAAGAGGTGAAGCTTTATCAGATATTAATTGTGCAAGTTCGTCAGGGGATTTAGTATATGATGTATTTGCAATACTTGATGATGGTGGTGTATCATAAATGACAGTCCTAGAAATAATGGAACGTTCCGGTATATCTCAAACAACTTTAGGGTTGGCTTGGATAAAGGATGCTGTTCATCATATAAAATCCAATACCAAGGAAAGCTTAAAGATAAATAAGCAGAATATTATCAGTGGTGAAAAGGACTATGAATTTCCTGCTGACTTGATTGCAATTGATTCAGTGAGTATTTTGGACACAAAAGACGATAATAAATACAAAAGAATTAGAAGAATATCAGGTAATGTAATTGTTTCAGAGGATACAAATCCATGAGTAGTTATGTTGATGCAACTTGGTTTTATCAATTAAAGGGTAGAAAGATATGTATTTATTTATATAAGGACTATCCAACTGACTACCCAGACCAACTAGGTCGTATAACATCAACGTATTCAGGTAAGACAGTTGAATATCCTGATGAGGATATCACCAATGGATTACGTATTGAATACACAGGATTTGATGAAACTTTTGTTGCCGAAGCCATCGAGGATACTTCAGCTAGAATATCAGGAACTACAATTGCATTTGTAGATGGTGGTGGAAGTTCTGATACAATAACTGATAGTGGTAGTGGATTTGTTACTGCAGGGTTTGCAGCAACTGATAAAATAAGAGTTATTGGGTCTGCTAGTAATGATGGTGATTATCAATTAACTAACGCAGCTGCTGGTACATTAACCATGGCTACTGCATTACTAACAGCAGAAACTGCTTCAGAGAGTGTAACAATATATCAGATTCCAAAGGAAGTGGCTGATTCAAGTGCAGATGAGACATCTCACGTAAATTTAAATAGGCTACTATCACTAGCGGTAGTAGATTACCTAAAGTCAAAAAGGGCAGAAAACGAAGGTAATATAGAATTAAAGGAGTATTATTTAAGACAGTTCTATAAAAAAATTGGTGATAATGACAGTAACAAAAGAAAAGTTGTTATGCAAATGTCATCTTCACCCTACGCATTAATGTAACCAAGATACCCATGAGACCAGTCAGGCTCGGTAAGGTATCGTAACACAGGAGAAAAAACATGGCTATTAAAGGACTACAAAGCTGGAGTGTAAAGGAAGCTGGAGCTCCAGTAACCAGAGCCGAAATACTCACCGCAACAAGTGCAACCGCAGTAACAACAAGTGCCCCAACAAGAGCATTGATGGGTGTTGTTGTACCTGCAGGTTCAGAAGATTTAACAATCACAATGGCGGATGAGAACACACTTGTTATACCAGGGGCTGCAGTGGCTGCGATATTCGCAGTTGGTTCAGTATTACCTCTTTCAATAACAAAGTTCGCGTTTGGCGGTTCTGAAACTGCCTTTAAGGTCGTTGCTCTCTACTAAGCGAAAGGAATAAAAGATGCCATTCGGACTATCGAGAGCGGCTTCCTTCTCAGGAGGCGGTACAATATCAGGCAGTCTTACCATTAATGGCGACCTCACAGTAAATGGTGACGGTTCTGGAAACTATGATGAAATAGTTAATGGTAACCTAACAATAAGTTCCACCAATAAACTTGTACTTGGTGGTGACGGTAGTGATACATATCTACAAGAATCCGGCGCTGATGTATTAGATATTTATGTCGGTGGCACTAATATGGTTAAGCTCACCGAATCAACAACCGACACAATGACGGTTACTGGGGCTTTAACAATTGGTTCTGCAGGCGCAGGTCATGATGTAATATTTCATAGTGGTACTTCAGGAGATAATTTTACGTGGGATGCTTCAGAAGAGTGTCTAATAATAACAGGAACTGATG